AAAAGGTACTTAGCTACGTAGAACATTATATCCTAAAATGAATTTCATACTAAGGAGGTAACATGGAATTATTAGAAGCTGTTAATACTGTCTTACCTTGTCTTGGTGAGCATGTTATTACAAGAATTGAAACATCTAAGCACCCTACAGTGGATTTAATTGTAGCTGCTATTGAACGTCAACGTAAATCTTTATTATTAGATGGTTGGTGGTTTAATGATACTGTGCAAACTATTCCAGTTAATACAGATGGTAGGATTGCTGTACCACTAGATACATTAGTTGCACGGGGTATTGATTGTGACGTAGTTAATCGTGGTGGGTTCTTTGTTGATTTAGCAAACAACACTTATTATTTTACACGTCCTATCAAGGTACGTATACTTACTAATTGGGAGTTCAACGAGCTACCAGAGGCAGCAGCACTAGCTGTTACGTACTTAGCAGGTATTGAGGTATTCAACGCTGATCTAGGTGCTGATAATGCTTTAAGTGTAATGCAGTCGTATGCAAATAACAACTTAGCATTACTGCGTCAAGAGAACTTGAGATCACGCAGATACAACGCCCGTACTAATGCTCGTAAGAGTTCATCCCTACGTACTTGGAGATAGGAGGTTTTATGGCTACTCGTAAAGGTGTGTATAATTCCTTTCTACAAGGTGTTTCTCAACAAACACCACAAGAACGTGAGGACGGTCAGTTAGGTGCACAGACTAATATGCTATCTGATATTGTAGGCGGTTTACGTAGACGCAGTGGAGTTAAATACCATAGTAAGTTGAGTAATATACCTGCTACTAGCTATATTAAATTGGTAGAGTTGACAGGTACTACCTATGTTATTGCAGTAGATACAGTGCTTGGTAAAGTATCCGTCATGGATTTCTTGACTGGTGAAGTTATAGAGTTTACAGATGCATACTTCGTAGCTACATCTAAAGCTAGTATTAAGTCTACAGTTAGCCGAGATAATCTATTCATCTTGAATACTGAGAAAGTTCCTAATAAAGTAGCATTACCAGAGACAGGTAAAAATCCTAATCGGTACGGCTATTTTAGTATTCGTAGTTCACAGTTCTCTAAGTTCTTTGACTTCGATATTAGACATCCAAGTATTCCAGATAAACATATTGGATTTAAAACAGCAGATACAACTGCGGATCAAGCCACACCTGAATGGGTAGCCACTGAGTTAGTGAATCGTATCACAAGTGATGTAGATTTAAATGCATTACTGAATGTTACCCGTGTAGGTAGTACAGTAGCTTTAGAAGTTAAGAGTACGTCAGACACAGGTTTACTAATCTGTGAGAGTTCTACAGGTAGTGCATATGTGTACGCTAGTGGTGCTAGTCGTATTATCAATAAAGCAGAGCTACTGGGTACGTTACCTGTGGCTTTAGATGGTTACACTATCGCTGTGGGTAATGCAGGTAATAGTTCGTACTATAAGTACAGCGATGCTACTAAGACTTGGAGTGAGGTAGGTGTGTGGGAATCACCCCATACTGTTACTAATATGCCTAAGTATATTAGTATTATCTCTGATGTGTTGACATTAGGGTCTCTTGATCTACAGCCACGTGTTGCAGGTGATGATGATAATAATCCTTACCCTAAATTTGTAGGTTACGGTATTACTGGTATCGGGTCATATCAATCACGTCTAGTGCTGTTAAGTGGGGCGTATGTCAATCTATCTAAGACTACAGAGTTTGATCAATTCATGCGTACAACTGTAGAGGAAATTTTAGATGACGATGCTATTGAAGTATCAAGTGCATCGTTAAGTTCTGCACAGTTTGAATACTGCCTACCTTATAATAAAGATTTAATCTTGATCTCACAGACACATCAAGCAGTAATCCCTGCTAATGCTACTGTACTCACACCTAAGACTGCGGTTATCTACCCTAGTACACGTGTGGAGTTATCTTTAGCTTGTGAGCCTCAAGTAGTGTCTCGTAGCTTGTATTACACTTATCAACGTGGTTCAGATTACTATCAGGTAGGTGAGTTCATCCCGAATAGTTATACGGATGCACAGTACTACAATCAAAACCTTACAGATCATATCCCACTGTATGCTACAGGTGTTTGCACTAATATGGCAGCATCTACGACTAGCAATATGGTAGTATGTTCTTCTGACACCAATAAGCTGCTTATTAATCAGTTTTATTGGCAGGGTGATGAGCGTGCTCAAATGGCATTCCATGAGTGGGTATATCCTTATGATGTAGTCTATACTGCATTTCTACAGGAATACTTAGTTCTGTTCATGGTATCGGGTGATGACTTAATTATAGGTACTCAGAATGTGCAGCTTAATCAGTTAAATGATAAACCTGTACCATACTTAGATTTATATGATTACGTCACTATTACTGATAAAGTGGGTACACTGCCAACACACCTACAAGGTGTTGATGGTTTAGTAGCTACTATTTACGATAACCTTGATATGCGTCATAAAGAGATTGCAATCACATATGATGATCCAAGTACTATCCGCTGTGCTTATAATGGTGTATTAGCTTTAGGTCGTCGTTATGTGTCATCTTATACACTTACACCGCCTTTTGTTAAAGATCAGAATGGTAAGGTAGTAGGTGATGCTAGTACTACAATCGTTAGTCTAACTATGACATTCAAGAATACAGGTACTTTTGATGTTAGTACTAAAGACACAATTGGGACTGCTTATACAGGTGAGCATAATACCGCATATACTTGGTCAGAGGCTCAACTAGGCTTCTCATGGGTAAACAGTATTGGTGAGGTTGTGATCCCGTGTAGAACTAAACTATCTTCTACAGATTGTACTGTGACGACAGATAGTACAACCGATTTAAACTTAGTAAGTACTAGCTATCTTATTCGTTTAAATTTGAGACAGAGGAGTATTTAAATGGCAAGTCGTATGCAGAACGGTGTGCAAGGTGCTCAACAAGGGGCACAGATCGGCTCTGCATTCGGTGGTTATGGTGCTGCATACGGTGCTGTTATTGGTGGTATTCTAGGTTTAATGACACCAGACTATGAAAAGATTGCTATGGATAAATACAATCAGGAAGTAGTCAATAATAACATGCGTGACATCTTTGACATGCGCCGTATTCAGAATATTAATAACATCGAATACAGTCAAGCATTAGCATCTTATCAATCTAGTGCAGAGGTAGGTAAAGCTGCGTATAATGCACAGTTTGGTGCTGCTGACATGATTGGTAGTTCAGCAGATGCATTACAGCAGACATTAGATTTCCAAACCACACAAGCAATGGCACAGACTCAAATGAATTGGGAAACATCACTGGATAATCTTAATACTCAAATGAGACGTTCCTCTAATGCAGCATCTAATAGTTTACGCCGTAAACGTGGTGATCAAACTAAGATGGATTATGGTGGTATGATTGATCAGGGTATGGCTTTATACGGTCAGTATAAAGGTGGTGGTGCAAGTATGGGTACTACAACTACTGCAAGTTCTACAGGTGGTGGTTTATCAGGTTTATCAGACTTTGGCTCATTCGGGTCATCTGGTTCAGCTACAGGCGCATCTAGCGCAGGTTCAATGTTTGGTTAATATTAGGAGAAGAACATCATGGCAACGCAAGTACAGTTACCACAATTAGTACGTCCAGAAGTGTCTCAGTTACAAGCTGTAGACCGTCCAGTACAACGTAGTGCTTTAAGTACTTTCTTGTCTGATGTTCTACCAGAGGTCACACAAGCGGTACAGAAAGAACAAGAACAAGACCGAGCTTATAATATAGCATTAGGTCGTAATGATGAATTAAATGGAGTACAACGAGCAGTTAATCTGTTAGACTCGAAGTACTACAATATGGGTCATGAGTTTCAAAAAGTTAACTCTACTCAGATGCAACAAGATAAAGACTTTAACACACAAGTTGATGAGTTGATTGCACAAGGTGCGTCTGCTGATGATATTTGGGAGCATGGTCGTAAATACCTAGCTAACTCCGTAGATATGGTATATCAGTCTGATCTTGACTCCGATGTAAAAGAGCAAATGTATGATGCTGATCTAAAGCGTCAAATTGCTTATCAAAAGGTCATCGCTGATAAGATTCAATCTGCTACAGAACAACGCTTTGTATTTGACAGGACTAACCGTGTAGCCTCTTTATTCACCGATCTATCTACATCTGATAGTGTAGAAGCTATGGATTTAAAGACTGAGGCATACATTCAGAAAGCTCAATTAGCTTATGTTAACGTAGGCGGTATGAAGCCTGATGAAGCAGTTAAGGCTGTAGAACAGGATTTGATTTCCGCTGCTAAGTTCTGGCAGACTCGTCTACAAGACCCTACTGCTCAGAACGCAGGTACAGCTTTGCAATTAAAAGCCTTTGTAGATCGTGGTGTTAAAGCAGGTTACATGCCTATGGGTGTAGCGTTAGAGTTGAACTCTGGTGCTAACACTATTGAATCTAATATCATGGATCATAATGGTTTAATTGCTGAGAAAGATGTAGAGCAGAACACATACAAGTGGGATACTGATCCAGATACTTACGACATCGGTAAGGTGCAAGATGGTATTGACAGTATTCAGAAGTATGTGAACTCAGGTGATATTACACCAGAAAAAGGATTACAACTTCAAAAGCGTTACATGGATTATGCATCACGTCGTCAAGAGAAGCTATTGTCTGCTAAGGATGACATGACACCTGCGGATATGATTAATGCAGGTATCACACAGCAACAGTGGGTTGGTATGCTAGGCAACAGTGAGGATAGCTACATTAAGGGTTACGAGCAGTATATCTTAAATCGCTTCCCTAATGATACTACCACAGCAGGTTTAGCTATGTACAATCAAGCTATTACTGGTGATCCGTCTGGTTACGCATTACGCCCCTTAGCTGTTAAAGCAGGTACATGGTTATCAGGAAACGTTCTGAGTACTATCAGTATGTCTGACTCTGATTTACAGAATAGTGAGAATGGTAAACAACGTCTGGCACAATATCAACAATTGCAATCAGCATTCCAAGCTACACTCAAGACTAAACCTGATATGGCAGATGCTCTATTAGAGGGCTTCCCTGCTGATAAACGTGAGATTGTACGTAGAGCTTTACTACAAGGGCGTACTATTGGTGATTTACGTAATGACTTAGGTAATGCTCCTAAGATCACAGAGCAACGTAGCTTTGCTGCTAGTGCTATTAAAGCTATGAAATTTGATGATCTGAAAGGTGGTTTTCTAAGTAACTTGATTGGTAATAATCCAAGTGGTGTGCGTACTTCATTCTTGAGTCAACAGACTAACGTGAACAATGCTTATGCTCAATTAGTCCGTAATGCTGCTAATAACAGTATTGGAGATTTAGCTGAGGGTTTAACATCTGGTGATCCAGAAGAAGTAGTGCGTGCTATGAAAGCTAAACGTATGTTAGTTCCATCGGAGAAATGGGATTACAGTTCTATCATCATGCCACCACGTGCAACATCTAATCTAACACAGCGTTATGGTCTAGGTGGTGCTACTCAACAGTATGTAGCTAGAGCAATTGATTCACGTCGTGCTGAGATTATCAAGCAAACAGGTGTTGAACAAGAGAACGTAGCTGCGGAGTTTGATCAGACAGGTAAGTACGTGACATTCCATGTATTTGGTAACGATGGTTTAACACATCCATCATTCCCTCATGGTATTAGTATGAATCTAGCTGACTTAGATAAACGTGTTGATAAAGTTAAGAAAGATGCTGAGAAGCGTAAGAATGACTTTCAAGGTAAGACAGGTATGGGTATTCTTGGCACAGCTACCATCCCTAAAGCACCTATTGGTAAATTAGCCGTTAAAGTTAATGGTAGTCCTACTACAGTTCAGTACACTGCTGCTGCATCAATTCCGTTTGGCGGTAATGCACAGTTAACTAAGATCATGCTAGACCATTGGGTAGATCGTGAGGGCTTTGTAGTTAATCCTACACAGTCAGGTACACCTAGTGGTGGTGGTCAGAGTTCTGTATCTGTTATGGGATTAGGCACTAATATGGATGTACACCGTAACGCCTCTGATGGTAAAGGTAGTACATGGGGTAAGCGTTTTGGTGCTGCACAAGGTAATCCACAAGCGGTTATGAATGTGACAAGTGACTTTATTGCACAGCATCATAAAGGGCTTACAGATAACCTTAAAGCTGCTAATATCCCTGTACCAACAACTGCACCATACAATAGACGTTATATCTCAAGTGTTATGGCTATTGCCGATGCTATGTGGTTAAGTCCTAGTACTGGTAAGTACATGGTTAAAGTGTTAAAGCAACCTAATCTAAATGCAGCACTATCTTTGTTTAAACAAAATAATGCTATGTACACTACTCAGAAAAGTGGTGCACTACACCCACGTACTGTAGCTTTTATGGCTATGATTAAAGATCACTATAGAAATATGTAGGAGGATATATGGCTGAACAATCTAAGCCTAAGACCGTATTCAATGACTTCAATCTGGATACGACTGTACCTGATGTACAGCCATTAACTCAGACAATTCAACCTGTAGAGAATACAGGCGGTTTAGGTGCTGCCGATTTAGCACCATCGAATTTAAATGCTGATCAAAGCACAATCGTACCTGAAACACCATCACCATTAGTTGCTATTGGTGCATCTATGTTTAGTACTGCACGTGATTGGTATGGTGGTTATAAAGAAGATGTTGTCTTTGAAAAAGACCCTTATTATAATCCTAATGAAGATGCTCAAGCATGGTTACAGGTAAATGGACAGAATAGTATTGAGGAATCTGAGTACCTAAATGGTGCGGAGTCTTACGATGCTATGCTGTATCGTCAACAACGACTAGAAGATCGACGTAATCGTCAGTTAGTGCAAGCACAGCGACCTTACTGGTCTATGGCAGGCTCACTTGCAGATGCTGACTTAGTAGCTAATTTCATCCCTGTAGTTGGTCAAGGTAAAGTTATTTTT